CACCACAGTTGACACACTCGGCATGTTGCTCGCACAGATCACTGAGCTCACAAAGCAAGCTGACGCAATTAAAGACGCAATCAAGGATTCCGCTACGAACGGCGGCGCTACAGTGTACGAGGGTGCGATGTTCAAGTCGACCTTCATCGAGTCAAACCGCAACGTCGTCGACTACAAGGCACTGTTGGCTGAGTTAGGCGCTACAGCAGATCAGATCGCTGCACACACAAAGATCACAGCAGTCTTCTCAGTCAAAACCACATCACGCTAATCAGATGCCCCCTTCGGGGGGCGAAGGAACCGACATGACACGAATTGAAAATGCAGTAAAAATGGTTAAAGAGATGTTCCCTCAGTTGCCAGAAAAGTCCGCTGTGCTCTTGGCTCAAATCATTGAGCAGCAGTTGAGCAAATCAAAAAATTAATTTAATTGCCCCTTCGGGGGCTCAGGAGATCACCATGAAATTCTGTATCAATTGCCAGCACTACACATCATTCAAAAACTCCACAGATGACGGCTATTGCAGCCGCCCACAGCTTGGGATCAACCTCGTCAATGGCGAGCAGAACACTAAGGTGTGCTCGGTGCAGCGGACAAGCAATGGCAGCACTAGTTGCGGATCAGTCGGCTTTTTCTTTGAGCTGAAGGTGGTCGCATGAAGACCTTCATCATCATCGTGCTGTTCTTTATTGTCATAACACAGGCAACAAGCCAGACCGTTTACTCCAACCAGTACGGTCAGCCGATCGGCAGCTCGACCACGGTGGGTAACACCACCTACTTCTCAAACCAGTACGGGCAGCCCGTGGGGACGGCGACAGCCCCTATCTACACCCCTCCCGTACCCCGATCGCCTCCTATGGCGGCTCCTATCGCTCCTATGATGCCATCACTCCCAATGATGCCTGTCATGCCGATGATGCCTTCCCTTCCAATGATGCCAACATTTCCGGTGATCCGATGAATATTGAACAAGCCAAGAACATTCTACGAACTGGGCTCACGACCTTCGATGAGCAGAACGAGATCATTGCGATCATAGAAAGCCTTGAAAGGGATGCTGACAGGTATCGCTGGCTGAACAAGTACACAGCGCACCTTTTCATGGTGACAGAGAAAGGCTTAGACGAGCAGATGGACAGGGCTATGCACAGGGGGCAGGGATGAACGAAGAGTTTATTAAACGCTCCATTGACGGATGTTTGGCTGAAAACACTTTGCGTGGACAGACAGAGGCGATTGCAATTGCGATTCATTCCCTGAAAAATCTAGAGGGCAAGTATTTTGTACCCTCGTTTGGTAGCGTTGATCTTGATCTGCATTGCTGTGAACAATTAGCAAAGATGTTACTTGGAGAAAGAGAAATGAAAGATGGCATAGCACTTACAAGTATTGCACACCCAGAAGGCGATCCTGTACCTGATGACCATGAGATCAACCCTGACTCACTCGAAACAGTAGAGGTCGAGATTCCGATGAACGAGAAAGAAATTAACGAAGCCTTTGACCGTGAGTACGAGATACACAGCAAAGACCCCGTATATCGAATTATCAGGGCGTGCGGATTATCCACAGCAAACTCAGACATCAATGTTGTTGCCTTAGAGAGGATTGTTGAAGACATCAAAGCAGCCGAACGTGAGGCTTGCATCAAACTGCTAGAAGACTTCTCAAATACAGGCATGGTTCCCGTCAAAGATACATGGCGCATGGGACTTATTGCAGGGGCTAACGCAATAAGAGGGAGAACAGAATGACTGAATTACGCAAAGCAGCAGAAAGGCTGTTGGAGGCGCTAGACGATGGATGGGTTCAGCGTGATGATTGGGTGGCGTTTGCATTGCGCCAAGCCATTGAGCAAGCAGAGAAAGAAGCCACCCTGCAAAAGATTAGCGACATCGGGCAGGAGATTGAGCAAGCAGAGAAGCAAGAGAAACTTTGCAAAGATTGCGGGGGTATAGGACGGGTAGTTTGTGATGGTAGGTGTATGCCTGAGCAAGAGCCTGTGGCGTGGATGGTATCAACACAGGACGATAAAAAGCTAATGTTGTATGGAGAAGAAAAGCCACCAATTTTCAATACCCCTGTCAAACTGATTCCCCTCTACATCGCACCATCCAAGCGGAAATGGGTTCGTCTGACCGACGAGGAGATAGAAGGGATTGCTAAAAGATTAGTCGCTGACGCTTCGTATTGCAGTTTGCATTTTGCTGTTGCCATTCAAGGCGCCTTTATGAGGAAAAACACATGATTAGCCCAAAGCAAGAGCAAGTATTAGATATCCTCGCAACACGAGACAACATGACGGCGTCAGAGATTGCAGCGGAGTTAAGGTCAGAGACTAAGGCGACATCCAAGCACCTACGGCATCTTGAGGATATCGGGGAGATTTATGTGTGCGAGTGGCGCAAAGGTAGGTTCGGCGTGCCTACAAAGGCATACAAGCTCGGCAAGGGAGATTCTGTCGTACTGGTGAGTAAGCGCAAGAAGTCACTCAAGATAAAGCCAGACCTTGAGCCTATAAAATATGACACGCCACGCCCAGATTATGCTGCGGCATGGCTATTTCACGAACCCAAGGTCGAGCTATTAGGAGCACGTTATGAGCAACAGAGATAATCAGTGGCGCAAGTGGTGTGACGAAAACGTGGGTACAACTCGCAACGAGGATCTGCTGTACCAGTGCTGGAAGGCTGCGTGGGATGAGTCACAGAATGACATATCTGAGGTGCTCGACCGCCTTCTGGCAGGAAGCACCCAGATTATGGAGGTAGGGAAAACACCTAGTAAATAATTGCGTGTGTTTACACAATATTAACGAATCGTGTTATTATTCGTCTCAGTGGAAGGCGCTTCCACCTAACTGAGAGAGATCAAAATGAATACAGTAAGTGCGTGGGACATCGAGACATTCGAGCAAGCCACACAGTGGGCTGCTGATAAAACTGAGAGCACAGGCGTTCTTCACTTGCCAGTAGATCGTGGCGACAGCACAAGCCCACGCTACACAATCACTCCTGCGCCGATCGTGGGCGAGTTCGTCTCTGAGGTAATCAATGGCGACTACTACCCAGACAGCAAGATCGTGCGCATCACTAAGGCATGGACATGCATCACAGAGTCTGGCAAGCGCTTTCGCCGTGTAAAGAACACAGCTTGCTGGAAGATTGAGGGCGGATACACCGTCATGGTCGCTGGCATGGTTGAAGGTAACCTCGACCGCCTGAACCCAGAGTTCTAACTAAACGGGGCGCAAGCCCCATCACTGAGAGAGATCATGCAAAAACACTACATCAATATCGGTCAAAAACAGTACACGGTTGTGCGTCACGATAATGGCGCTGTCAGCATCTCCACCACTTGGGAAGCAATTGTTCCAAGCACGGTGTCGAGCGCTCGCCCAAGCTACACCAGTCGTTATTCATCAGTCGATCCAAGCGGTCGCCTTGGTAAAAAAATCATTGCTGCTATAGGCTAACAGGGGCTTATCAAATGAGAAAGAAAACTGTTTTTACGCTTGGTGCTTGGTCAGTTGTTCGCCACGAAAGTTTGGGCAGAGTCTCCCCTAATGAACCGTCGTGGAGCGTGTACTTCGACGGCAAGTTCTATTGTTCACAAATAACCAAAAAACGCTGCATTGCATACATTCAAGAAAGCTCAAAAATTGTTGCTTAACCGTAGAGAGATCACCATGAAATTTGAATACAGACTGGCAGGCATCCCATGCATCATCGAGGCGGACGTCCGCATCATCAAGGGACAGGGCTACAGCGCCCCTAGCGACATCGACGCACGTGGCTGGGTCGAGAGTACCTTCAGCGTCTTAGATCGCCGTGGACGCCCTGCTGCGTGGCTAGAGCGCAAGCTGACAGACAAGTCTACCCAAGCCATCAACGAGATGATTGCGGAGCTGTCATGAGAGACGACATTATCGCAGTAACCCTGTTTGCCCTCATGATTCTGGCGTTCTGCTTCGTGTAAGATTCCTATGGGGTGTCAGGTGTTAGCGACCTGATTAAACGGCAGCAGTCCGCAGACCTAGGTTCTTTGGCAAGCACCTGCACTCTGGACTGTTAGTGTTTAATTTTCTAATTGGAAATCGTGCTTTATCGAGCCCCCACCCTATTAGGGTAAATCCTAATCAAATAGTTTGCACAATCGTTAATATTCTGTTAAATTATCTCTACTGACAAAGGTGTCAGCAAATGGGAGAGATAAGATGCGTGGATACACAATGATCGAAAACGAAGTCGCTTACGCAGCAGCCGTTAAGCGCAACATTCTGGCTAACGCCAACAAGACTTTCCGTGCCAACTTCGAGCGTGCTGACGAGGTTGAGGTGTTCCTCAAGAAGTTCATCATCGTCGACGACTACGATCGTGTCGCTGGCTACAAAGAAGGTTTCATGGGCTCGATGGCGTCTGCCTTCGCCAACTTCGGTAAGCTGAGCCAGAAGCAGTATGACACTGTCGTGCGCATTATGGACGAGCAGGCAGCCAAGCGTGAGGCGTTCATGGCTGCTGTAGAGGCACAGAAAGCCCTCAGCGCCCACGTGCAGACGATTGACAACGTCAAGGTTAAGGTCGAGAAGGTTCTGATCGTAGAAGCTACAAAATTCAGCTACTACGACATCGGCTTCCAGTACATGTACATCATGCGTGACGAGGCAGGCAACTCGATCGTCTACAAGACCAAGAGCGAGCTGGGCTTTAAGTTCAAGACATCCAACAAGGACAAGTTCCCGATGGACGAGCTCGCAGTAATGCAGGGCATGACAATGTGGATCAAGGCTGGCATCAAGGCACACACAGAATATAAGGGCGAGAAGCAGACCATCATCACACGTGCCAAGGTGCTGGGCATGGAGTACAAGGACAGTGAGCTCAAGGAGAGAGTCGACACACGCAAATAATCATAGGCTGGGGGTTGACATGATCCCCAGTTGTAGTAAAATGTAGGCATGTAGTCGGACTGGATACCCGATGATCAAAGACCGCTTTAGAATGCGTCCCGCCCCGTAAGGGGGTCAGTCCCACAAAGACTGGTGTCCAACGGGGTGCAGCCTAAAGCGGTTTTTCTATTTCTCCCGTACACCATACGATAATAAGAGCCTGCATGGGCTGCGTGGTAGAGAACACAGGCAGGTGTACCCCTCACTGATAAGCCTCGGAGCGTTAAATGGCGACTCCACAATGTATGCGGTTATGGTGATACAGACGCATACAGATAAACATTAACCCCGTGTAGGACTGGGATCGCCTAAGAAATGTTGAGGACGATCTGGGTCAAGGACTGATGACTTGCCTGAATGCGCTGGTCTCACCCTTGGCAGAGCTATTTCCGAAACAAATTCCTTGGCTAAATAAATCCTAGTATTGGCAAACAATCACTATCACCACTACAATCACACCATCACAACGCTTTGAGAGAAAGCATGATGGCTAGTAAACCTACAGGACGACCTACGGTATACACAGAGGAGATAGCTCTGGAGATATGCACAAGGATCACAGAGGGGCAACCACTGACGAGGATATGCAAGGATGATCACATGCCTGCGGTGTCTTCCGTCTATCTGTGGTTGCTCAAGAACAAAGTCTTTTCGGACTTGTACGCACGTGCTAGGGAAGACCAGTCCGACACGCTGGCTGATCAGATCATGGAAATCGGCGACGAAACCCCCATGATGGTCATCACAGACGAGGACGGTAAGGTCACCAAGCGGATGGATCCTGCTGGCATCAATCGCAACAGACTGCGGGTGGACGCCCGTAAGTGGATCGCAGCCAAGCTCAAGCCACGCAAGTATGGCGACCGTCAAATCTTGGCTGGTGATAAGGACGCTCCTGTGGAGATCAAGCACTCCAACATACTAGACGAGACGATCCTGAACTTCGAGCGTAAGCTACAGTTACAGAATGAATCAGAAGAAAGTTAAGGTGGCTCTTCAGGAGCCCCCTGACTCCATCAGTAGCACCTTAGCTCTAATTAAGAGCGCAGAGTTCCGCAAGGAGTACGACGCCGCCCCCATCGATCAGAAGATTGCGTTCGACTGGCGGCTCAAGTGGTTAGGGGCTGCGCACCCCCATCAGATCCTGCCAAGCGGTGACTGGTGGTCGATCTGGCTGCTACTGGCTGGTCGTGGCGCTGGTAAGACGAGGGTAGCGGCTGAGCAGATCGGATGGTGGGCGTGGACGACGCCTAATAGTAGGTGGCTGGTCTCCGCCCCCACCTCGGCTGATGTTCGTTCTACGTGCTTTGAGGGTGACTCAGGGCTGCTGAACGTCATCCCTCCTGCACTGATTAAGGACTACAACAAGAGCTACCACGAGATCAAGCTGATCAATGGCTCGCTCATCAAGGGCGTGCCGAGCTCCGAGCCTGAGCGCTTCCGAGGCGGACAATATCATGGGGCTTGGCTCGATGAGCTGGCGGCTTGGGAGTACCTCAGAGAGGCGTGGGATATGATCATGTTCTCCGTCCGACTAGGAGACCAGACACGCATCTTGGCTACCACCACACCTAAGCCGAAGGAGTTGATCCTAGAGCTGATCGAGCGTGATGGGGACAACGTGGTGGTGACCACCGCCTCGACCTACGACAACATCGACAACCTTGCGCCATCGTTCAGGGAGCAGATTCTCAGCTATGAAGGGACGAAAATTGGTAGGCAAGAAATTTATGCTGAGATCATCGATCCAGAAGAAGGGGGGATCGTTAATCGTGACTGGTTCAGGCTTTGGCCCGCAGAGCGAGAGTTCCCTCAGTTTGAGTACGTCCTACAGAGCTATGATACTGCGTACACCGAGCGCACGACTGGTGATCCGACTGCGTGCTCTGTCTGGGGCATCTTCAAGCCGCTAGATCGTCCGCTATGTGCAATGCTTCTGGATTGTTGGAGCGAGCACCTCGCCTACCCTGACCTCAAGCCTAAGCTGCTGGAGGATTACACGGCGGTGTATGGGGAGCCGGGCAAGCGAGTTGACCTCGTGCTGATCGAGGAGAAGGCGTCAGGTCAGTCGCTGATCCAAGACTTGGGGCGTGCGCATGTGCAGGTGCGGGGCTATAACCCCGGCAAGCTCGACAAGGTACAGCGTGTCCACCTGATATCGAACATCATCGCCGCTGGTCGGGTGTACCTGCCTGAGTCGACCAAGAAGAAGGGGTATGTGCGAGATTGGGCTGAGCCCTTCGTGCAGCAGGTCTGCTCGTTCCCAGAGACCAGCCACGACGACTACGTCGACAGCATGAGCCAAGCCTTGAGATATCTCAGGGATGCAGGCTTCTTGGATATTGACCCTGCGCAGCATTACGACGATAATGACTATGTAGACGACACCCGTATCAAGCGGGAAAACCCATATGCGGCGTAATCACGATGGCTAAACCCAAAATCCCCAAAGCAGCGCCCAAGGTTCAATCGTCTGGATCATTGCCAACATCATCGACGCAGCGTGTTCGTATGGGGGATGTCGGGTTCGATCCTCGATTTGATAGCCGAATCTTAGAGCAGCAAAAGCTGCAAGACTTAACAACGACGGTAGAGAAGAGACCGTCCCAAGATGTGCCAGAGTTGTACCTTCCTGACTACGAAGGGCAGGCTTTTGTCACGAGTATGTCTGATAGGACTGCGGGGGGCGGAGCTTTAGTCGATATCAATGGCGTGCCTTTGAAAAGACCTGTAGACCTACAGGGTGGTCAATCTTACATGTTCGAGAACCCCGGTCAGGTCTGGGCATCAGGCGATACACCCGCACGAGCAATCTTGATGCAAGCGGCTGCGGCTAAAGCCCTGACAGGCAAAGACCCGCTGTATATACCGTGGCGGATGGCTCCTACTGGAAGTGATTTCGCAACGATGACTGGCGAGACTATGCTGTCGTTTGCCGAATCAAACATGAGCAAAAGTGACAAACAGTTGCTCAATAAAGACATCAAAGAATTTATTCCTAACTGGAAGGGCATCGACAGCCCAAAGAGCATAGAGCAGTTTAGGGCTACACCTGACGCAACACGCAAAGCCATCAAAGCAATGATGGATAAGAAGTATCGTG